CCGGGCGGGCAACCGCTACGGGACAGGGCTGGCCACCTTTGAGGGGGCGCAGGCCGGGAACGCGCCGCTGCTGCAGACTTACCTTGGCGCAGCAACGAACGCTGATAGAGCCCGATCGAGCCTCCCCGCACCAACCATGAGGAATTGAGCCATGAATCCACTCGATCTGTTCAAGCCGAACCCCTACACCTACAAGTCGCCGGAAGTGCCGAAGGTGCCTGCCAGCAAGCCGCAAGAGGCTGTGGTCGCGCCGGGATTGTCGTCGCCAACGCAGATGGGGGAGGGCCTGAGGGAACAGGCGTGGCAGGACGCCTACCGAACCGATTGGTCGCAGAGGCGAGGGATTGATAACGGCGTCTACGGCAGAATGCGCATGGCGCCCCTGCTGCGAGAGGAAGCCAGGACTGGCAGCCAGATCCGGGTGGACGAGAACAAGGCGATAAGAAATAACTACACCGACAATCAGCTCAGGCTGGGAGGCCAGACCTTCAATCAGGGATTAACGGTCGCCGACCGCTATGTTGGCTTGGGCAAAGACACCAACGACAGGGTGTCCACGGCCGTCACTGGCGAGCAGACCAATGATGCCGCCCGGCTGCAGCTGATGCGGGACGTACTGATGAAGCCCAAGGGTTTCACCGAGACCCTCTTCGAGCTGACTGGTGCCATTGCACCGATTGTTTCTCTTTTCGTCTGAGCCATGGCATCTCTTGCATCGGGTACTGGCTCTGGCGTGCAACCCTACGGGGGGAGCGTCGCGGCATCGATCTATGACAGGTCTCAGTCGGGACTGGTGAATCTGGCGAACAAGTATGCCGGCAATGAAGCACTCTCGGGGGTCGCGGTTGGGAAGCTTGCAGATAGCTATGGGACGGGCCTCAACACAGCGGCGCAGATCGAGTACGATAACGCCTTCTTGGGGTCGCTGACGCGGTACCAGCAGAGTGTTGAAAACCTGCGCAAGGGGAATACCCTCGAACTCCTGGCGGCCGAGACCGGCTCGAAAAAAGAATTGATGAGCGTTGAAGGCGAACTGACCAAGGACCAGATCATGACCCAAGGGGACCAGCAGCGGCGAGGCCTTGTCACCGGTGGCGAGCAGGACCGGCTTGGGGTGGCTGCCCGAGGCGAGCAGGACCGGCTGGGCTACCGGGTACAGGGCGAGGAGAGCCGGCTGTCGCAGAACAACGCGACGGACAACACGAACCGGCTGCGGGATAGTGACAGGGACCGGGTCCGTCAGCAAGGCCAGAGGTACTACGGATGATGCCTGCGCAGGCGGTCAGCCAGGTGGCGCAATTTCTGCGCATGCTGGCTGACACCGATCGAGAGCTGTTCATTGACACGGTGGAGACCGCCACTTCGCCGATCGAGATTTGGACTCTGGCGACAGTGCTGGGGTACACCGGCTCAATGGGCGACCTAATCGCCTGGGCCAATGAGCTGTATCCACGGACAGACCGGCGCAAGGTGTTGCTGGCAGAAGCGGACAAGCTGAAGACCGACATTGCGAACGCCCGAGCCCTGATAGCCAGCGAGGCCCTGGACGCCAAGGAGGGGTACTCGCGGATTGCGTTCCTCTCGCGGGAGCTACGGGGGCATCTCACCGAAGTGGACAAGATGGCGCGAACCCTCGATAGGCGGGGCTTGATGATGGCCGGGGCAGATCGGGTGATGCGAGAGCTGCGGACAATCTTTGCGGGAAGCGTCGACATGGAGTCAGCGTTGGCTCAAGCGTTCAAGGCAGTGTGGGCAGTCCTGATAGACGAGCGCTAGGCCGGCCAAGCTGTCTCAATTTGCGTCTCATGCGTCTTGCTTTAGCCTGGCAGGATGCCGGCCACGTCTCGCGTTCTCGCTTACCGCCGGGCTGCCCGTGAAGCTGCGGTGTCGGCCATGGCTTCTGCCGCGGCGGCCAACCCTGTCGTGCCCTTCGCTCAGGGCGCGCCCGAGGTAAAGGAGGTTGCCGACGAGACGCCAGCGGAGATCCTGGCAGCCCGCGAGAGTTTCGAGGCATTCTGCACCCGCATGGGCAAGCCGCCGCCGCGGCACATGCGCGAGTGGTACGAGGTCTTTCTCACAGGCCAGAGCAACGAGCACCTGAGCCATATCGCTGGGCCCGATACGGCGCTGCTGAGCCCCAGGGGAAGCGCCAAGTCCACCTTCGTGGCGATGCTGCTGGCCTGGCTGATCGGCAAGCACGCCCTGGAGCACAAGCTGCTGCGCGTTCTCTACGTGTCCTACAACGTGAAGGTGGCAAAGGCCAAGAGCGCGGCGGTCAAGTCGATCATCAATTCGGACGACTACCGGCTGATCTTTCCGAATGTGCGCCTCAGCCGGCAGAAGAAGGGGGATGAGCTATGGGAGATCGACTTCACTTTCGCGGGGATCGACGTGCGAGGGGAGGACGCCTTCACCCTGGCTTGCGCCGGCCTGCGAGGCGCAATCACCTCGAAGCGGGCCAGCCTAATCGTAGTGGACGATCTGATCAAGAGCCAGTCGGACATCGCGAATCCGGACGTGCGCCGGGAGATGGAGCACAACTGGAGCGCGGTGATTGAGCCCACCCGGTTCGAGGGCGGCCGCTCGCTGGTACTGGGTACCCGGTTCCACTTTGACGACATGTTCGCGACCGCCTTCGTACCCAAGAACGGCTGGAAGGTGATCAGGCAGGCGGCGATCGAATACAGCGACGACGGCACGCCACGCAGCTACTGGCCGGGGATGTGGAGTCTCAAGTATCTGCTGGGCAAGCAGACCAAGGACCACGTCGCCTTCGCGTATCAGTACCTCAACCAACCGGTGTCAACCACCGAGTTGGGGATCAACCCGAGCCTGTTCCGCATGGTCGAGCTCCCCGAGGTCTACGACGAGATCGGAGTCGGGATCGACCTGTCGGCCGGGCTTACCGAACGGCACGACTGGACCGTGTTCACGCTGGCCGGCCGCCTGGGGGATGCCTGTTACATAATCGACTACCGGCGGCTGCGCACGATCGGCAACCTCGAGAAGATCGATGCGCTCTGCGAGCTGCTGGTCGAGTGGAACCTGCTGCGGGAGGGGGAGCCGCTGAGCGACGGGAAGCCTCAGTTCTTTGCGACGTCCAGCGAGGTGACGATCTGGCCGGAAGCAGTGGCTTACCAGAAGTCGTTCAGCGGGGATTTCCAGCGAATCTGCCACGAGGAGCGGCAGCTGTTCAACCTGCGGCCCAGCCCGATCAAGGGGCTGAGGGGGGACAAAATGGCGCGCCTGCGGGGAATAATGGGGCTGCTGCAGACCGGCAAGGTCCGGTTCAACCGGTACCGGGACTTCAAGGTGATGATCGATGAGGTCGTCAATTTCGGCCACTGCACGAATGACGACTGCGCGGACAGTCTTAACATTGTGGTTCAGTCACTGATGAGCCGCTCCGCGGTCGAGGTCGAATACTGAAATGCCGGCAGCCAAATCCCAACGTTTTCGTGAGTTACTAGAGGCTCTCAGGTCCCGCACGGCATCTGGTGAATCGGACACTTTGGTGGTGGGCGGCCACTTGGTCCAGCAGCAACTGTTCATGCTGCGGCAAGGTATCGAGTTTTACCCCAAGCAGGACACCTTCGGGCATCGCAAGACGTTTCTGCAGAATCTGATCACCGAGAACGAGGTCGATCAGCGTCTGGAGGGCGTGGTTGACGACTTCTTGCTGGACGGCAAGGGGATCTGGTTCTTCCGCCCGGTCAGGGATAGTTACCGGATCCTGTGGTTCCCTAAGAGCGACTACCGGGCGTATTACGACGCGATGGCTGAGATCGACGAGCTGATCCTGGTCTACAGCTACGAGGTAAAGCCAGGGGCGGGGATGTCGGCCAATCCCGGGCCCAACGGCCAGATGCAGCAGTGGGTGAAGCTTGTGGTACGCCGGGACTCGATTCGTGAAACGATCCTGATGTCGCGGCCGAACCTTGACGCGGCCGGGCCGTTCACAGGCGAGATGTTCGGCAGAACCAGGACGGTGCGCAATTCCCTGGGCTTCATCCCGGCGGTAGAAGCTTTCAATAAAATGAGGTCCACCGGGATGGACGCCACCGGTGACTTCGATTGGCTGGAGTCGCAAATAACCGGCCACGACGAGCTGGTAGGCAACATCAGGGAAAACATCAGGTTTTTTGGCAACCCGACCCTGGTGTCTTCAAGACCCAAGACGGACATCACGACCGAGGCTTCGACTGGATCGCCGGCGCAGCGGCCGACAATTGCGTCTCAGGCTGGCTTCTCTGGCGAAGGGGCGCCTTCAACGCGGATGTCGCCGCCAGCGGGCTCGGGGGGCGGGCGTGAGCGTGGCTTCAAGATTGCTCGAATTATTTCTAACGTGGACCCCACTGACCGGGTGGCGTATATCACGCCAGACTCGGTCAGTGGCGATCAAAATCTCTACGCTCGTCAGTACCGCGAAG